AAGTAAATGATTAAGATATGACAAGAAAGGAAATTCAAGCGGTTACTGAAGAAGTTTATAACAAGGTAATTGAATATTATGGTGAATCTAAATACCATAAACACTTACCATATGTTTCAATTGAAGATACCCCTTATTCAGATGATGTAGTACCCAAAGACCTCTATGGTGAGTACTGTCATATGATAAATGAGGTAACATTATATTGGAAGAATATTCCTTCCTTAGAAATGCTTATACGTACTTTAGTTCATGAGTACCAACACTACTTACAATCACCACAATGGATGGTTAGGTATTATAAGATGGGTTATAATTATAATGACCACCCATATGAAGTTCAAGCCTTCAATGAAGAAGAAAATTGGAAAAGATTTGTTTAATCCAATTATTTTTCGTATATTTGTAAAACAAAATTAAATAATAAGTTATATGGCAAAAAAATCCACAACAAAAACTACCAAACAACCAACTGTTTCTAATAAAAGACAACACAATCTTAATTTTAAAGCTCCTGATGAGGAAAGTTATTCTGTAATCAAATACGATGATGCTGAAATCGTTGAACGTATGGAAAAAGAATGGCCTGAGATGACTGATGAGTTTAAACGAATCATGTTTACTCAATATGAGTTATTCTGTAAGAAGCAAGCAAATTATGGACCAGATAATATATCAGTTGGTTCTAAATTAGAAACCGAAATTGAACGTAAAATTTCACTTACTGGTCTTTGGTTTAGAATGAATGATAAGATAAATCGATTGAAACAATTGGTAGTATTGGGTAAAGATGATACTGTTAATGAGGCAATTGAAGATACGTTTCAAGACCTTTCAGTATATGGTATTATATCCCAAATCGTATCAAATGGTAAGTGGGGAAAATAATTCAATAAATATTAGGATTTATTAAAAATAATTTGTATATTTGTATAAATTATTACGAATATTTAGGTGAAATTTCGGTGTATTTTTACCTAATATATATACTTATATGTACACACCGCGTGTAGGATAGACACGTAAATAAAACCGTAAAACAATTAATAATTAACAATTAAATTTAAACAAGATGGCATTAGACATTAACGCAATTCGTGGTAGACTGAACAAGCTACAAAACACACAAAGAAAATCAGATTCACTATGGAAACCAACTCCAGGTAAACACCAAGTAAGAATCGCACCGTACAAGTTCAACAAAGATAATCCTTTTATCGAACTTTACTTCCACTACAACATTAACAACAAAACTTATCTATCTCCACAATCATTTGGTAGACCTGACCCTATCGTTGAGTTCGCTGATAAATTGAAGAGAATGGGTGATAAAGAAGATTGGAAAGCAGCGAAAGCTATGGAGCCAAAACTTCGTACTTTTGTTCCTGTTATCGTAAGAGGTGAAGAAGGAGAAGGAGTTAAATTTTGGGGATTTGGTAAAACTGTATATCAAGAAATCTTAGGATACATCGCTGATCCAGATTACGGAGATATTACTGACCCAACAAGTGGTAGAGATTTAACAATTGAATACAAATCAGCAGAAGAAGCTGGTACTTCGTATCCAACAACTACTATTAGAGTTAAACCAAGTGAAACACCTATTTCAGATGATGCTACAAGAGCAGCTGATTTCTTAGAAAATCAAACTGAAATTACTGATTTATATTCAGAGTTATCTTACGATGAATTAAAAGGTGTATTAGAAGGATGGTTAAATCCAACCGATGAAGGTGGAAATGGTTCTGAACCACAATCTGCATCACAACAAACACTTGCACCACAACAACCAGTAGCTAATAATGGTGGTGGAACACCATCAGCACCGGTTACAACTGAAGCAGCATCTGCAAAGAAAACAGATGATGTTGCAGCAGCTTTTGATGATTTATTCAACAACTAATTAAAACCATTTTATGGCAAAGAAAAAAGAACTGGACTTAGCAGATATCCTCGCTGAGTCCTTAAACAAAGACTCCAAAGACCACAAGGTAGCATTCTTCTTGGATGATGACAAAGCTCCAACCAACGTAGATGGTTGGGTTTCTACCGGATGTGCAATGTTGGATGTTGCAATTTCTAACCGCCCTTATGGTGGATTGCCAGTTGGTAGAATAGTAGAGTTAACTGGTTTAGAACAATCAGGTAAATCACTTGTATCCGCTCACCTCCTCGCTGAAACACAAAAGCAAGGAGGAGTTGCGGTACTAATTGATACTGAAACAGCAGTAAGTAGAGAATTTTTAGAAGCAATCGGTGTGGATGTTTCTAAATTACTTTATGTATCAGCAGATTCGGTTGAACAAATCTTTGAAATGACTGAAACCATTATCGAAAAGGTAAGGGAAACTTCAAAAGATAGATTAGTAACTATTGTAACTGATTCAGTAGCCGCAGCTTCAACCAAAGCTGAAATGGCATCTGATTATGGTAAAGATGGGTACGCTACTGATAAAGCAATTATCATCTCTAAGGCGATGAGAAAGATTACCAACATGATTGGTAGACAGAAGATTTTATTAGTTTACACAAACCAACTTCGTCAGAAGATGAACGCGATGCCGTTCGGTGACCCTTGGACTACAAGTGGTGGTAAAGCTCTTGCTTTCCATGCATCTGTACGATTAAGATTAAAAGGTACTGGACAAATCAAAATGAAGGTTGGTGGAAACGATAAGATTGTAGGAATGAAAGTTCGTGCACAAGTAGTAAAGAATAGAATGGGACCACCATTACGTTCTACTGATTTTGAAATATTCTTTGATAGAGGAATCGATAATTATGGTTCTTGGTTAAAGGTAATGAAAGATGAGAAACTTGTTAAACAAGCTGGAGCTTGGTACACTTATGTAGATACTGAGACTGGTGAGGAACACAAATTCCAATCTAAAGATTTCATCCTAATGATGGGTGATAATGAGACATTAAGAGACCAAATTTATAAAAAGATATGTGAAACACAAATCTTACAATATAAATCAGATGATACTCTTGATATCGATAACATGGAAATCTCTACTAGCGGAGCTGGTATGGATGATTAAAACAAATCAATATGAGTAAATTAGTTACAATGTTGAGATTGAGTGCTGAGGCTGATAAAGCTAAAGCACTTTTATCTCTCGATTTATTAGAAAATAAAGCAGTTGGTATCGGTGACCACTCTACTGAAGATTTCTATAAAAACGCAGAGGAAGCCCTCGCTCTTTTAGCAGAAGCTGATGATAGATTGGAAGCTATTGATAAATATTTTGATACTAAAGAAGTTTTATAATGAACGAACTCTACAAAAACATTTTAAAATCGGTTGAAACCGAACGAACTCAAAATATCGATAAAACACAAAATTCTCGTGTTTTAATTATCGATGGGTTAAATACGTTTATCAGATGTTGGTCATCAATACCAACTATGAATGATAATGGTGACCATGTTGGTGGTGCTACCGGAGCACTTAAATCAATAGGATTTGCTATTAGAAAGGTTCAGCCAACTCGTGTTGTTGTAGTTTTCGATGGAAAGGGAGGTTCAGCCTCTCGTAAAAAGAAATTTAGTGGGTATAAAGCTCAGAGAGATTCAAACAAACTTAGAGTAAATCGCCAGTACGCTGGTATGATGAATGATGAGGATGAGAAAGAATCCATGAAACGCCAATATCAATGGTTAATGGAACTTTTACATGGATTACCTGTAACAACTATGATATATGATGGTGTTGAAGCCGATGATATCATGGCTTACATACCCACTCAAATTCTTAAAGAAGGTGAACAAGCAGTATTGATGTCAACTGATAAGGATTTCCTACAATTGGTTGATGATGATACGATTGTATGGTCTCCTACAAAAAAGAAAATTTACAATAAAAAAGTTGTAAAAGAAGAATTCGGTATAGAATCTAAAAACTTACTTCTTTATAGAGTATTGGATGGTGATAAATCAGATAATATTCCAGGTGTTTATGGGTGTGGTATTAAAACTGTACTTAAACGTTTTCCTGAATTAACAGGTGATGAGAAATTATCAGTAGATGATTTACTAACATTATCTGAGAATAAGAAAGAAGAAACTAAAGGTAAGATAAAACTTTACAACGATATTCTCGAAGCAAAGAGGCAGATTCTACTTAACAGAGAATTAATGCAATTAGATGATGTAGATATAAGCGGTATCATCAAGATGCAATGTTTAGATAGATTTAACGAACCAGTTAAACCTTTAAACAAAATGGATTTCATGAAAATCCTATTAAAATATAAGGTAGTTAATAACTTCGGTGATATAAACGATTGGTTAAAAACTACATTCGGAAACTTAATCATAGATTAGATGCCAATAAGAAGAGGACAAACACATCCATCAGCAAAATTAACTGATGACCAGGTTTTAAACATTAGAAAACTTTGGAGTATGGGACATCGTAATATACGAACTATTGCTCGTAACAATAAGGTATCCTCTGCAAACGTTATTAAAATAGTTACAAATCAAACTTGGCAACACTTAAATGAATTTTGGAGTGGTAGTTTATGAAAGAAGAAGGTAAACATTATGTAGATACATCCAAAATCACAATCAGAGAAATCAGTAAAGCGGCTGGTAAAGATATGATTGTAAAGTATCACTATACACATGCATTTTCAATGTGTAGGTATGCACTTGGTGTATTTTATGAATCCGATACGGAAGATGTATTAGGTAACACAGAACAACTCATTGGATGCCTTATATATGGTTATCCTGTTGGTAGGTCAGCAGTAACCTCAGTAGTTGATGGATTGGGTAAAGATGAATGTTTAGAGTTAACACGTCTTTTTATACACGATGGTTACGGTTCTAATGTAGAATCATACTCAATGGGGCAATCATTCAAATGGTTAAAAGAGAACGCACCTAATATAAAGATGTTAATTTCTTATTCTGATTCAGAACAAGGACATCTTGGAGGAATCTACCAAGCAACCAATTGGTTATTCCAAGATACATCACAAATACAACTGATGCCAAACTTTGGTATATCACTTTCAAATGACCCTTATAAGTGGATACATTCAAGAACTGTATTTTCCAAGTGGGGTTCACATAATATTGAAAAACTAAAAGAGGCAGTTGGTAAAGATGGTTATAAGGAATTTTGGAGAAAGAAAGAAGCACCTAAGAATAGATACATT